CGCATTGGGACGTTCCCGCATTGGGACGTTCCCGCATTGGGACGTTCCCGCATTGGGTCATGTCCCAATGGGAGACTGAAAAAAAGTGGACGCAGGCTAAAGTTCCGCGCCGGTTCTGCCGATAAAGAGAGCGAAGGGGAGATCTGAAAATGCACACCATGACCCATGCCGCCGTTCTGCTCCGCGCCGACCTAACCTCGCTAGATACGCTGTCCGCTTCTCTGCGGGAGGCAGAGTTGACCAGCACCGAGGCTCTTCGGGTCGCGGATGCCCTCGCGGTCCTTGCGGCTCGCGAGCGGTCCTTGCCTCTGCTCGTCTTCGCGAGCATGGTCGGAGCCGCGCTTGCCGAGGATGATGCTACGTCGCTTGCCTCCGCTCGCGCTCGCGTCGCGGATGCCCTCGCGGATTTTGTCGCGATGCTCAACCGCAACCTCGTCTCGGCTTGAGACACCATCAAGAATCGCGGCGCAAGTTCCGTCGCGGTTCTGCCGATCATCTCGCCATGGAAACACAACTCGACGTTCGCGTTCGCGAAGTTCTCGCCGTTGCGGCACCGTATATATCCGCGATTCGCGGAGGGGAAGCATTCCTCGCGGCTCTCGCGACCTTCGCGAGAGGTCGCGACCCGCTCGCGTGCGCTCACGCCATCGCAAGCGGGCTATATTGGCACTCCGTACAATACTACGTCGGCCAAGCCGACCCGCTGTATGCCCTCGCTAGCGTCCTAGGCTACCGTCCGTCGCCCTTCGCGTCCGGTCCCGAAGAAGGGAGCGATGCGGAGGAAGTGTACGACCTCGCGGCGGAGTTCCTCCGCGTCTCGCGCTAAGACTCATTCAAGAATCGCGGCGCAAGTTCCGCGCCGGTTCTGCCGAAGAACCCGTCGCCATGAATACGAACACAAATAACACTCTCGCGCCCGAAGTGCTCGCTCGCGTCCGTGCGGGTCTGTCGCTACACGGCGCAGCGTTCCGCGCCTTCTTGGACTCGCAAGATCCAGGGGTCTTCTCTTCTCTTCCAGACGCAGACTGGCATCGCTACTTGCTCCGTGTTTCTGCGGAGACGGGCGATGTTTCTGCTGCCCTCGCTGACTATGCAGGCGAGGATTACGGGAGGACATCCGCGACCCTCCGCGAGAAATATGCCCGCCTACAGGCTCTCGCGGGTCTGCGCGCAAAATCGCCGCACGCGCTCCGCCTTGCGGAATACTATGCCCTGTGCATCCGCAGACTTGAGCGCGCTCGCGCCCTCGCCCTCCTGGGTACGGAGGAGCGACCGTCCCGCCAAGTGCCCATTGTGTTCGACATTCCCGGCCTCCGCGAGCGACCATCGGTGCAGCCGCCTGCCTTCTAGGGGAGGGGGCGCAAGCGGTCGCGTGGGGAATGTCCCGCATTGGGTCATGTCCCAATGCGGGACGAAATATATATTCCCATTCGGAGACATGACGCAGAACGGAGGCCGCGCCAGATTGAGAACTCAGCTCGGCCTTCTTTTCTCTCTACCCCTCCCCCATAGCTCCGCCAAACCCCCCAAAAAACCCTCATTTCGGTCCACCGTAACCCGTAACCATCCCCAAAGCCCCCGGAAAACGCAACACCCCCACCCCTTCCGAGGGAACCACTACACATTTTCCAAAAAAAATCGCCACGGACACCTCAAAACATCGGCTTCGCTCCAACTTTAGGTGGCGATACCTTCCCTGGGCACATGAACCTTACGCCAGACCAGTTGAAGTGGGCACTTCGCAACCGCGAACAGGTGCTCCGTGACCTGGATGCCCTCGACAGCGACGAATCCCTGCTCGGATTCATCAAGGTGGGGTGGAAGCACCTTGAACCAGAGACCCCATTCATCTCCGGCTGGTCGGTTGAAGCCATCTGCGATCACTTGGAGGCAGTCAGCAGGGGCGAGATCCGACGCTTGCTCATCAACGTGCCTCCCGGCTGCATGAAAAGTCTCACCACGGAGGTGTTCTGGCCCGCCTGGGAGTGGGGTCCCTGTGGGCAAAGCCACCTTCGCTTCATCTCGGCCTCCTACGAGAAGGGTCTTGCGACCCGCGACCTTGTTCGCTGCCGCGATCTGCTGATGAGCGAGTGGTACAGGAGCCTTTGGCCCATTCACTTCAAGGAGGACCAGAACCTCAAGACGTACTACGAGAACACCAACAGGGGCTGGAGGCTGGCGGCTTCTGTGGGCGGAACGCTCACCGGCTACCGTGGCGACCGCATCATCGTGGACGATCCCCACGACGTGCGTTCCGCGGACTCCGACACCAAGCGAGAAGACGCGATCCGCTGGTTCACCGAGACGCTGCCCACGCGACTCAACAACCAGAAGGAGTCGGCGATGGTCGTCGTGATGCAGCGACTGCACGAGCGCGACGTGTCTGGGCTCATCCAGAAAGAACTTTCGGACGAGTGGGAGCAGCTCGTGCTGCCGATGGAGTTCGAGGAGTCGCGTCGGTGCCACATCCGCGCTACGGGCTGGACCGATCCGCGGAAGAACGAGGGTGACTTGCTCTGGCCCGAGCGATTCGACCGCGACAGCGTCGAGGAGCTGAAGAAGACCTTCCGTGCCCAGGGCGGCAGCTACGCCGAAGCGGCACAGCTTCAGCAACGCCCGGCTCCTCGTGGTGGCGGCATGTTCAAGCGGGACCAGTTCCTGTTCGTGGACGCCCCGCCCACCGTGGGCAGGACCGTTCGCGGCTGGGACTTGGCGGCGACGGCGACGCGGAACGCCGCGTACACCGTGGGCCTCAAGCTCATGCTCTCGCACGGCAAGCTGTACATCGTCGATGTCGCTCGCAAACGTGGCACGCCCAGCGAGGTTGAGGACCTGATCCGCGCCTGCGCCACCAGCGACGGGCGCAACGTCGCCATCAGCCTCCCGCAAGACCCTGGGCAAGCGGGCAAGGCGCAGCGCAGCCGCCTCGCCTCACTGCTGCACGGCTACAACGTCCACTTCAGCCCGGAAACCGGCAGCAAAGACGATCGAGCGATTCCCGTTGCTGCTCAAGCGCAAGCCGGTAACGTGTACATGGTTCGCGCACCATGGAACGATGCCTTCCTGGCGGAGGCACAACTGTTTCCGTCAAGCGAATACAAGGACCAGATCGACGCCTTGAGCCGCGCCTACTCGTACTTGCTCATGCAGAACGTCCGGTCCGTGGCCCTGGAACCGGCACTGATCATCACGAGGTCCTAGCATGTCCGAACCACTCGACCCGACGATCGAACCCAGAAAGCCAAAGCCCTTCGAGTCGATGGGCGTGTTCGGCACTGCCATCTACGGCGGGTACATCGTCGAGTCGGAGAAGGATGCGCGGCTCTCGGGCCTGGAGAAGTACCGCACCTACAGCAACATCTTGGCGAACACCGCCATCGTTGCTGCCGGTGTCCGCTACTTCCTCAACCTCGTGGGCAAGGCCAACTGGCGCGTCGAGCCCGCGGACTCCAGCGAGCAGGCGGAGGTCATCTCGGAGACGATCGCGGACATCATGACCGACATGGTCACGCCATGGCACCGGGTCATCCGGCGTGCGGCGATGTACCGCTTCTACGGCTTCAGCCTGCAAGAGTGGACGGCGAAGCGGCGCGGCGACGGGGCGATCGGCATGTACGACATCGCGCCGCGTCCGCAGAAGACCATCGAGCGGTGGGACGTGACGGACATCGGCGAGGTACGCGGCGTGGTCCAGCGCATCCCGCAGACGATGCAGGAGGTCTACCTCCCGCGTCCAAAGCTCATCTACCTCGTCGATGATAGCCTCGACGACAGCCCGCAGGGGCTTGGTCTGTTCCGGCACATCGCGCCGAAGGCCGAGGTGCTGTCGAGCTACGAGCTGCTCGAAGGATGGGGCTTCGAGCGCGATCTGCGCGGCACGCCGATCGGTCGCGGTCCGCTGTCGGAAATGTCGCAGATGCTGAACGCGGGCACGCTGACCGCGGAGCAAGTCAGCACGCTGCGTACACCGATCGAGCAGTTCGTCAAGAACTCACTGAAGGGCAAGGACACTGGGCTCGTGCTCGACAGCGCGGTGTACCGCGGCACGGGCGAGTCGCAGACGCCGAGTCAGACGCCGCAGTGGAACGTCGAGCTGCTGCAAGGCAGCACGAACAGCCAGCCGGACATGGCGCGTGCGATCGAGCGGTTGAACCGCGAGATGGCGCGCATCCTGGGCGTCGAGCACTTGCTGCTGGGCGCGGACAGCTCGGGCAGCTTCGCGCTGTCGAAGGACAAGACGCAGTCCTTCGGCATGATCGTCACGAGCACGCTTCAGGAGATCAAGGAGTCGTTCGAGGCGGACTTCCTCGCGCCGTTGTTCGACCTGAACGGCTGGGACATGAGCCTGTGGCCCACGCTGAAGGTGGAGCAGATTCAGTTCCGCGACATAGAGCAGATCACGGGCGCGCTGCTGGACATGGCGCAGTCGGGTGCGGCGATCGCGCCGGACGACCCGGCGGTGAACGAGGTGCGCGACATGCTGGGCCTGTCCTCGGTGCCCGAGGTCGAGGCCACGGACACGATGGTCGCAGAAGGCGACGAGCCCGTGGGCGAGGACCTCGCGCCGGAAGACGAGGACGCGGAGGTCGAGCCCTCCGAGAGCCTGACCGCCGACGTGTCCGAGCATCCGCTGGCGAAGGCAAAGAGCTATCAGCCGCCCGCAGGGGCGAAGGGCAACGCCGCGAAGGTGCTGCGCTGGAAGCGTCTCTACGGCAGTGCGGTGAAGGGCATGACCCCGGTGGGCTGGGCGCGTGCGCGTCAGCTCGCGTCGGGTCGCCCTGTTGGCCGCGACACCGTGAGCCGCATGGCGCAGTTCAACCGCCACCGCAAGAATGCGGTGGTGGACCCCAAGTTCAAGACCGAGCCGTGGCGCGATGCGGGCTACGTCGCTTGGCTGGGCTGGGGTGGCGATACCGGAGTCAACTGGGCTATCCGCAACATGCAGGCCGAAAAGAACTAACCTCAACGGAACAAGGATCAAACCATGGCAGCAGGAAACTGGACCTTCCCGAACGGTGCGCGCACCCGGCTTCTGAACGGCACGTTCGACATCGACACGGACACCTGGAACATGGCTCTGTTCACCTCGTCGTCCAACCTGGGCGCGAGCACAACCACCTACGCGGGCGTGACAGACGAGGTCTCCAACGCCAACGGCTACAGCACGGGTGGCGAGTCGATCGCGCTCACTCTGAGCGGCACGACCACGGTCACGGTGGACATCAGCACGGACCCGGTGTGGACGGCGAGCGGTGGCTCGATCTCGGCGCGGTTCGCTGCCATCTACGAGGTCGGCGGCGACGTGCTGTGCTACTGCCTGCTCGACAACACGCCCGCCGACGTGACCGCTACGGACGGCAACACGCTGACCGTGGCTGCGAACGCTTCCGGTGTCTTCACCCTGAGCTGATCCCCATGGGCACCGTCACCACCGTCACGATCAGCGGCAGCACCTACTACACCTACGCTCTCTCGGCGGGTGCAGCGGTCACCGACGCCACGACGTGGCACGCGGGCCGACTTGGTAACGGATCGACGGCGTGGGGGACGGCAACCGCGGACAACCGTGCAAAGGCCCTCGTCAGTGCGAGCGAGTGGATTGACCGCGCCGTGGGCAACCTGTTCAGCGGCGAACAGACCAGCACTTCGCAGCCGCTGGAGTGGCCGCGAGACGAGGCGACGAACAACGGCGTTGCGGTGCCCGACGACAGCACGCCGGACGACATCGCATATGCCACGTTCTGGCTTGCTGGGCAACTGCTCGTAGATGCGAACCTCGCGTCGGGCACCGGCACGGGCAGCAACGTGAAGGAAGCGAAGGCGGGCAGCGCGCTCGTTCGCTTCTTCTCGTCCACGATCGGCACGACGCAGGACACGCGCCTGCCGATCACGGCGATGGACTTCCTGCGTCCGTTCTTCGGTGGCAGCGGCACGATGTACGCCGCTGGCGTCGCCAGCGGCGTAACTTCAGCCTCTGCGTTCAATGCGAGCAACTTCACCCGTTCGGAAGGAGTGGCGTGAACGAGGTGCTGCGCGTCACGGTAAGCCAGGACGAAGGAGGCTTGGGCCATGTCCGCATCTACGCCGTCGATAGCTACAAGGCACTGACCGAAGTCACCAATCAGTACAACATCGTCGCGGTTCACTACGAAGCCGAGGGCTCCCTCGGCTTCGCCGTTCTCAAGAAGAAGAGCCTCCTTGAACCAACGCCATGACCAACACTCAATCCAGGCGGGACTACTAGAGAGCCATGGGCAATCCGCTGTTCAGTGTCAACATCAGTGGACTCATCAAGGAGTACATCGGGCCCGGTGTGCTTGATGCGACTCTGACGAAGTCCACTCCTGGCAGCCGGACGGCAGGGCAGCTCACGGGTGGTCGCAATCCCACGACCGCAACCTACGCCTGCAAGGGGTTCATCGACGAGCAGGCGCGGCAAGACTTCGACGGCACGCTGACCTTGGATGGTCAGGTGGTGATCGTCTTGATCGGCGACACGATCGACGGCGGCAGCACAAAAGCCGAAGTTGGTGATCGCATCACGATCGAAGGCGTGACGTACATGATCGACAAGCTCGATCGGGACCCGGCTGCCGCCACCTATACCTGTCTGAGCACGCCCCAATGAGCAGCAGAAGCACGCAGATCATCGGTGGTCCCGACCGCGAACACGCCTTCGTCGATACCGCGACGAACGCGCTGCTCGTCAAGGTCATCAACCCCAGTGGCCCCGGCAGCAACGTCAACATCGCAGAGGTTGGTGGCACGGCGATCGGATCAACCGTACCAGTCAGTGGCACGGTCGAGATCAACGAGCCGGTGTCGGTGGACGACAACGGCGGGAGCCTGACGGTAGACGGCACGGTCGCTGTGTCCTCCGTGGGCGGGACGGTCGAGATCATCGACGGTGGTGGCAGCATCACCGTCGATGGTACTGTTGCTGTTTCCTCGGTTGGCGGCACCGTCACTGTGGGCGATGGTGGCGGCTCGCTGACCGTGGACGGCACCGTTGCTGCGACGCAGTCAGGTAACTGGACGGTGTCGGTCAACGAGCCTGTCTCGGTGGACGACAACGGCGGGAGTCTGACGGTAGACGGCACGGTCGCTGTGTCCTCCGTGGGCGGGACGGTCACCGTGGGCGATGGTGGCGGCTCGCTCACGGTGGACGGCACGGTCGCAACGACGCAGTCGGGTTCGTGGACCGTCTCGGTCAACGAGCCGGTGAGCGTCGATGACAACGGCGGCAGCCTCACGGTCGATGGCACGGTCGCCGCGACGCAGTCCGGCTCATGGACAGCGACTGCGGTTCAAACCACGCACGATAACCTCAACGCCAACGCCAACATCCAGGTCGGCGACGCTGACGTGGGCAACGGCAACCCGGTTCCGGTTAGCGATGCCGGTGGCAGCTTGACGGTGGATGGCACGGTCGCAGCGACGCAGTCGGGTTCGTGGACCGTCTCGGTCAACGAGCCGGTGAGCGTCGATGACAACGGCGGCAGCCTCACGGTCGATGGCACGGTCGCCGCGACGCAGTCCGGCTCATGGACAGTGACTGCGGTTCAAACCACGCACGACAACCTCAACGCCAACGCCAACATCCAGGTTGGCAATACTGACGTGGGCAACGCCAACCCGGTTCCGGTTAGCGATGCCGGTGGCAGCTTGACGGTGGACGGCACGGTCGTCGTTTCTTCCGTGAACGGGACGGTCACCCTATCTGACTCAAGTTCCACGCAAGTCTCATCCGTCATCCCAGGAACAAGTAACACCGAACTCGGTAAGGCGTGGGACCAGCTCTTCGATAGGGTGGACGTTGGCGTCCCCGCCTATGGTGTGGTGGACACCACGGGGTACACGATCGCGAACGAGGGCAACTACATGAATCTGCGGCTGGACGCTGCGGGTCGTCTGTACACCTACGTCGATGGAGGAGTCGTCCCCGGCACTGGGGCAACCAACCTCGGCAAGGCCGAGGACACCGCACATACCAGCGGTTCAACCGGCGTGATGACGCTCGCCGTCCGCAACGACTCGATGACGGTGTTCGCCGGGCCGACCGGCGACTACATCCCGTTGAGCACCGACGCCGCGGGTCGCCTTCAGATCATCAAGTCGGGCGGCAAAGCCACCTACCGCGCAGCGACTACGAACAATGTGGCTGCTGCTGCTGGCAGCGCGATCTTCTTCGTACTTTCGGGTTCTTCCACGAAGACGATAACGATTCAGCGAATCGTCGTCACTTGCCCGACGCTGACAGCCGCTGCGTACCACTCCATTGTCTTGGAGAAGTTTTCAACCGCCCCGACCGGAGGCAGCGCGACGACGTTGACCAAGACGCCGCTCGACTCGTCGAGTGCGGCTTCGACGGCCAACCTGTGTCAGGTCTACACGGCGGCTCCGACCGAGGGCACCCTGGTCGGCACCCTCGGGTGCCAGCGGTTCTTGGCACTGACCGCGACCGACCTCATCGTGCCGGGTGACCCTATCACCTGGGACTTCCGAAACGGCTTCGGAGAGGGCAGCGGTATCGTCCTTCGCAGCACGGCAGAGAACATCGGCCTCGCCTTCGGCGCAGCTCCGGCGTCTGCCGTTACCCTGGGTGTCGAAGTCGAGTGGATCGAGGAGTAACCCATGGCTACCCAGTTCGAGAACAAGGTCCAGGTCGTCAAGGTCGATTCTAACCTTGGATTGGTCTTTGGATTCGCTATTGTTTCAACCTCTGGCGGTGAACCGTACTACGATGTACAGGGTGATCACATTCCAGAGGCTGTGATGCTGAAAGCGGCTATGGAGTTCATGGAGAACAGTCGGATCGCCAAGGAGATGCACCAGGGACAGCCCAAGGGCAGCGTCGTCTTCGCGTTCCCGCTGACCACGGACATCGCCAAGTCGCTGGGCATCACCACCGAACGCACAGGGCTTCTGATTGCCATGAAGCCCACCGCTGCTGTCCTGGAGAAGTTCCGCGACGGCACCTACACCGGCTTCAGCATCGGCGGGGCCTACGGCGAGATGGAGGAGGTCAAGTGATCCGCAACGGTAAGGTCGTCAAGACCGTCATGAACAGCTTCCGCATGGACGAGATTAGTGCCGTGGATCGCCCTGCCCAGCAGGAGGCCAAGGCCACGATCATGAAGCGGGACTCCGGTGAGCTGGAGAAGGCCAACTACGCGATGGCGATTACCACCATGACGGGTGGGCACAGTCACCTCGTGACCCTCGGTGGCGGCGACTACCTCCGGCGAGCTGGCGATACCAGTGTTGTCGATGGTCACTGCCACCCCTGGATCATGAACGAGGCTGGCGACGTGATCGTCGGCCACGCGATGGGCCACAACCACGGCATCGAAGTCATCAGCAAGACCATGGACGATACCACCAAGCGTGAGTTCAGCCCTGCCGAGCGCGAGTCCGCTGCCGAAGGCGGCGCGGCCATGCCGGATGGCTCGTACCCCATCGAGACGGTCGAGGACCTCAAGAACGCGATCAGTGCATTCGGTCGCGCCAAGAACCCCGAAGCCGTCGCTCGTCACATCCAGCGTCGCGCTCGTGCGCTCGACGCGACCAACCTTCTTCCCGACAGCGGCGCGCTCGCGGACCCGTTGGGTAAGAACATTTCCGCGAGCAACACTGAAACCACCGATGATCTCGGTCGGGTTGAGGACAACAGCATGACTCAGCAGGCCACACAGACCGCCGACATCGCGGCGGTCGAGAAGAAGTTCCAGGAGCAGCTCGACACGCTCACCAAGCGTGCGGAGCGCGCCGAAGCCCTCGTCGCCATGACGGAGGCTCACCGCACGTTCGTCAAGTCGCTCACCGTGGCGACCGAAGCGGACGCCTTCATCGCTGCCAGCGAGGTCGAGCGCGACCAGCAGGTTGCCAAGGCCCAGGACGCGAACGCCGTCGTCTACAAGGCGATGGACGGCAGCGTCTTCCGCAAGAGCGACGACCCGCGTCTCGCCACCATGGCGCGCGAGATGGACGAGGAGAAGAAGAAGCGCATGAAGATGGAGGCCGAGGCGTACAAGACCGACCTGGAGAAGCGTGCGTCGGAGCTGACGCACATCCCCGGTGACCTGAACGTCCGCGTCTCGCTGCTGAAGGGCATCGACACGCTGCCCGCCGAAGAGAAGACGGCGGCGGTCGCTGCGCTGAAGGCGCAGAACGAGAAGCTCGGCAAGGCTTACGCCACGCTGGGCACCACGTTCGCTCCGTCCACGGACGATACTCTCGATCCGCTCGACGCTCTCGCCAGCGAGATTGCCAAGCGGGACGGCACCACCTTCGAGAAGGCGTACACCAGGGCTCTCAGCACGGCGGAGGGCCAGAAGCTCTACAACCGCCACGTTGAGAAGCGCATGGGCAACCCGGTCTGATCCAACCACACACCACAGAGACACACAATGGCTACCTACCAAGGCGTCGAAACAGTGAGCCGAACCGCTGGTTCGGCGATCACCATCTATCGCTTCGTCGCGTTCTCGACGAGCGACTCCAAGTATGACCACGTTGGCACGGCGCAGGCGCGCATGGACGGCATCTCGGCTGAAGGCGTCGCCGCGGACGGCGATGCGTTCCCGATGGTCATCCCGAACGGCGCGATCTGCAAGGTCCAGGCCGGTGCCGCGGTCGCTGTCGGCGCGTCGATCGGCAGCGACAACACGGGCCGCGCGATCACTGCTGTCAGCGGCGTTGGCAACTTCACCGCGGGCATCGCTCTGACCGCCGCCGCTGCGGCGGGCGAGATCATCGAGATCCAGTTCATCCAGGACCGCGATCAAGCGTGATCCAACATAGCGGGCGGCTAGACGCCGCCCGCTGCAACCAACCACACACACAACTCAAGAGACACTCAGATGCCGTACATCCAACCGTCGCGGAGCGATGTCCACGTTGATCGCCCGCTCACCAACATCTCGATCGCGTTCATGCAGAACGCGAACAACTTCATCGCGGATCGCGTGTTCCCGGTGATCCCGGTCGCCAAGCAGAGCGACAAGTACTTCACCTACGATCGCGGCATGTTCAACCGCGACGAGATGAAGCTCCGCGCTCCGGGTGCGGAGTCCGCGGGCGCAACCTACACGCTGACAACCGCCAGCTACTCGGCGGACGTGTGGGCCCTGCACAAGGACGTGGGGGATCAGATCCGCGCGAACGCTGACACCCCGCTCCAGCTCGACCGCGAGGCCACGGAGTTCCTGACGGTCAAGGCTCTGATCCGCAAGGAGAAGAACTGGGCCAGCAACTACTTCGCGACCGGCATCTGGACGACCGAACGCACTGGTGTTAGTGGCAGTCCCAGCGGCACGGAGTTCCAGCGTTGGGACGAGGCTGCCTCGACCCCGATCGAGGACGTTCGCGAGGGTGCGCGCACGATTCACGGTATGACGGGCTTCCGCCCGAACAAGATGGTCATCGGTCGCGCGGTCTACGACGCGCTCCTCGACCACCCGGACATCGTCGGTCGCATCGACCGCGGCCAGACCACGGGCACGGCGATCGTCATGCGCCAGAACCTCGCGGCTCTGTTCGAGATGGACGAGATCCTGGTCATGGACGCGATCGAGAACACCGCGATCGAGGGCGCGGCCAACGCGCACTCGTTCATCGGCAGCACGAATGCCCTCCTGGCCTACTCCGCTCCGTCGCCGGGCATCATGGTCCCCTCGGCTGGCTACACGTTCTCGTGGACGGGCTTGCTGGGTGCGGGTGCCCTGGGCACGCGCATCAAGCGTATGCGTATGGAGCACCTGGAGTCGGATCGCGTCGAGATCGAGATGAGCTTCGACCAGAAGCTCGTCGCCGCTGACCTCGGTGCGTTCTTCTTGACCTGCGTCTCGTGATGAGAGCTGACCCCCACCCCTGACGGGGTGGGGGTCCCACAAGGAACCTCATGAGAATCGTCCGCCACTGGAAAGATGTCTTCGATCCGACGAGTGACTTCGTGTTCATCAAGCGCATGAAGCTCGGACTCCCCGGCCACGAAGTCGTGCAGGCTGGTGACGCTGTCACCGGGGCGATGAAGCACGCACTGGGCCGGGAGAGGCTCAAGATCTGGTGGACTGCTCGCGTCATCGGCACGCGGGAGTACGCCATCGGCATCGGCATCAACCCTTCGGCACCGGACCTGAAGATCCGCCCCACGGGGCGCGGTTGGTTCGAGGTAGCGATGGCGGATGGCACCGTTCGGAAGGTCCGCGGTCGTGAGAGCGCGGAGCAACTGCTGCACACCTGATGGTACGTTCCAGTTCAATCACCGTCGTCATCAAAGACCTCAACAGGCTGTTGGGTGTCGTGATGTCGAGCGTCGCCACGAACGTGACGATGCGGCTGCGAGAGCAACCACCCGGCACGGCGTTCGGCACGCCGGTAGATACCGGCTGGGCAAGCAGCAACTGGCTGCCCACGCTCGACAGGCAAGTCACTGCTCCGACCGGCTCGAAGAAAGCGGTCTCGACGGCGGAGTCGGACCAGGGCTTGGCAGCTCTGAAGAGCTTCAAGTATCGGCCCGATGCGGTGATCTACGTCACGAACAACGTGCCGTACATCACGGAGCTGAACCAGGGCTACAGCAGGCAACAGCCTCGCGGGTTTGTGCAGCGAGCCATCACGCAAGCGATGACCACCGATCTGATCGGGGAGCTGCGTCGCTATGCCTAGCCTCGTCGATGCCCGCGAGACCATCTACCAGCGGTGGGACACGCAGTGGGGTGCCACGACGCCATACGTCTTCGCAAACGAAGTCTGCGACCCGCCCGTCAACACGGCGTGGGTGAGCTTCGCTGTCGTCCACACGGCGTCCACCCTCGAAGCGATCGGTGGGAGTGGGTACGGCGGCATGAACCTGTTTCAGCGGCAGGGGCTCTGCAACATGCGGATCTATGTGCCACAGGACCAGGGCATCCGGGCAGCAGACACGCTTGCCCAGCAAGCACGCGGCATCTGGGAAGGCGTGACGCTGGCGAGCAACGCGATCAGATTCACCAACGTGGACATCCGCGAGATCGGGCCAGCCGATAGCTGGTTCGTGATCGAAGTGGACGCCACTTTCCAATACGACGAGAGAAAGTAACCACCATGGCACGGGTCAACACCAACAACACTTCTCTTCGGTACGCGATCGAGTCCTCGACGGGCGTGTTGCCA